ACATTCGGTTCGTGTTGGAGTTCATTTAGAATGGCTTTAATCCTTTCTTCAAACTGACCTCTGTATTTGGTACCCGCAACCAATGATGTTAAATCCAAAGAAACGATTCTTTTATCTAATAGATTAGATGGACATTCTCCTTTAACAATTAGTAATGCCAATTTCTCAACTAATGCGGATTTACCGACACCGGCATCACCAACAACAACTACGTTATTTTTTTTCTTACGAGAAAGTATTTGAGCAATTCTCTTCACTTCCTTTTCTCGACCAATAACCGGGTCGATTTTACCTTCCTCAACTAATTTATTTAGGTCTCTTGAGAAGTTATCTAAAATAGGAGTAGTTGACCCCTTTCTACCTCTTTTCGGGGTTGTTTGTTGACCCTCTTCGAAAAAATCTACTGCCATGGTTTGAATCTTTTAATAAAGTATAACAAAAATCCATCTAAAAAACAAATAAGTGACATTTTTTCAGTTGATATAATGATATAACTGACATATTGTCTATTTTATTGGAATGGAACATACTTTGAGACGAATATACAAAAAAAATTAATTATGGTAAAAAATTACAGAGACCCTTTGAAGGATATGTTAGACACATTCTTCGATAGACCATCCCTGTCTACAACAAGGGAGAGTTCAACTAAAGTCGTTACAGGAGATAACGAGTATTCAATTTACTTGGCGGTGCCGGGTTTAACCAAAGATGATTTATCAATTTCGGTTAAAGATGGTTTATTGAGTATCTCCTATAAAAAGGAAGAATCCAACGATGTCAATTATTCTTTCGTAAGTTCTTTCAAAAAAACTTATTCTCTTCCCGACGACGTGAGTGAGAAAGAAATCACAGGTAAGGTTGAGAATGGGGTGTTGGAAATCCTTCTTCCGAAATCCAAGAAAAAATCTCTTGAACGATTTATTTCGTTGAATTAATGAGAACCCCGAGAAATCGGGGTTTTCTTTTTGATATTTATTAGGTATATTATACTCAAAAATACTATGGGAATATTATCAGAAAAAATTAATGGTAAGCTTATTGAAGTAGCAATAAACTCATCAAACCTAAAATCTTCAACATATAACACTGAAGATAAAACACTTTTGGTTGAATTTAATAATGGTGCTATTTATGAGTATGGTGAAGTGCCTTGGGAAATCTTTACAAAGTTTCGTATGGCTGAATCACAAGGAAAGTATTTTAACACTAACATATCAAAAACATATAAGTACCAAAAAGTAAAATGAATCTAATAAAAGAACTTATAGAAGACATCGAAAAGGATAAGGATATCGTAAAATCCTTCATTCCTAAGGACTCATTACCTGAATTAATATTTGATAAGAGCGATGAATCTTATAAGTTAAAAGAAGAGATTAGAGAGAAGTTACTTGAAATTAGTAATGAATTTTTGGAATTCATTGGTATTGATTTTTTTGTTTTTGATATTCATTTAACAGGTTCTTTGGCGAATTTTAATTGGTCCAAATATTCAGATGTAGATTTACACATTTTAGTTGATTTAGATGAATTTGATGCCGGTAAAGTAAATTCAATTGCTTACCACGACATTATGAAAGAATTTTTTGATAGTAAAAAAAATATTTGGAACTCAAATACAAATATTACCATTAAAGATTTCGATGTTGAGTTGTACGTTCAGGATATAGATGAGAAACATTTATCTACCGGAGTGTATTCAATATTGAACGACGAGTGGGTAGTTGAACCTAAGAAATTGGAATCGGCGTTTGATTTAGATGAGAAGAAAATTTTAGATAAAGGTGAGGAATATTCTAAACTAATCGACAGTTTAGTTGAGTTGTCTGAGAATGGTGAGGACGTTTCTAAGAGCGTGGATGAACTAAAAGCAAAGATTAAAAAGTTTAGACAGAGTGGTCTTGAGAGTGGAGGAGAGTATTCATATGAGAATTTAACCTTCAAATTATTAAGAAGAAATGGATATATTGAGAAATTAATGGGTATTAAAACATCAATAAGGGATAAAAAATTGTCCCTACCGCAATGATAACCCCCAATTTTTTTCTTTATATGCATATATTTATAGGATACGAAGAATAATATATTATCAATAATTAAAAAACATGGCAGACTTAAAACCATTAGGAAGTGAGAAACTTCAAGGTGACGATAAACTAAAGAGAATCCTTGAGTTGACTTATTACGGTAATAAATCGAAATCGGCATCTGCATCTAAAGCAGAGTTCGTTACGGAATCTGTAAATGGCGTTTACGGTATTGTAAAAGAGAAAGACGGATATTACGTAAAAAAAGGTTTAAATGAGAGTTCACTTGATTATATCGGTGGTCTATTCATGAAAAATAAAAATAGATTTAACTCATACGCTGAGGCATTGAAGAGATTAGACCTATTAAACGGTCAGGAGCTACAAGAAGCAACAAAGTATGTTTTAAAACCAAAATCTCCTGTGGCTAACGCCGAAGCAGTTGCACCGGAACCCGTTGCAGACATGCCAGCAGAACCCGCACCAATGGCGGAACCTGAGATGCCAGCTGAAGTACCCGCAGAAGAGCCAATGATGGAGCCATCTTCTGAGGAAATGCCGTCAGATGAAATGGGTGGAGAATCAAAACCATCAGATTACATGGCGGAAATTCAAAAATTCGCTGGTAAACTTGGTCAGGAATTAAGAGACCAAAAAGAAAAAATGGAAAGTGACGATATTAAGTACGTTCTTAATATGGTTATTTCAGCAGTAAACTTGGATAAACTCGAAGATGAGGATATCGAAGAAATCGCAAAGAAATTTGAAAGAGACGAAGACGAAATGGGTGGTGAAGAAATACCATCTGAAGAACCTGAAGTTCCTGCAGAAGAACCTGAAACAGGTGATGAGGAACTTGGTGAAATGTCAATGATGGATAAATTAGAGAGTTTCGTTAATATGCCAGCAGTACAAGACGAAGAGATTGATTTGTCAAAATATGCTGATTTAGGTTCTATGCAAGAAGACGAAGTTAAAGAGGTTGACTTGGAAGAAATTAAAAAAGAAATTAACAAAAGCATTGAAGAAACTTTAGGAAAATACTTTAAGTAAGATGCGTTTAATCTACGTCAATGAAATCGGTTCTGATTATAAGGGCCAAAGACAGTACGAATTCATCTTCAGTGAATCTACCGAAATTGACATGGAGGAGTGGTTTGACGTACCAGCATCTTCAACAATGACTTCAAAGTCCCCAAGTATTGAATACATTGACCTTGTAGGTCTACTCAAAGACACCGATTTAGTTTTAGAATTGATTCAAAATTCTGACTACTTCGGTGTTATTGATGCTGTGGATGGTATAATCGCAATGGCTTGGGAAAAATCAAATTTTGATTTAGAATCTGATAGATTATTTTTCCGTTTTGGTGAAAACATAGAGTCAGTTGCTAAGAAATTAAAATCGAGAGGTTTCTCATTAGAACAACAAGAACTTAAATTTAAAGAAATATGAAACGCACAGAAATTATAGAAAAATTATTGTCTGAAGGTTTTACAGAAAAAACATTATCTCGATTAGGTGATAAAGAACTTTCTATTTTAGCCAATACAGTTTTAAAGGAAGGTACCATGATGATTCCAAAGGAAAAGGTACAGGACATTGAAGCCGCTAAAAAGAATAAACAAACATTTGTTACATACGAAGAAAAAGAAGTTTCTGAAGAAGAATCTTCTGAAGAAAAAGCGGAAATTGAAGAATGGGTATTAAATTTGGCAGAATCTAAATTTTCTACTTTTACTTCAAAAAATGACATTATGAGTATTATTACTGAAAAAGTTAAAGAATCCGCAATTCCGATGCCGGCAACTAAACCAACTAAAGGACATAATGGTGTACCTGAATTTATGACATTTGATGCAATTGTTGGAACTCAACCTGAGACGACACCTGCACAACCTGAAGTTATTCCTGATGCACCGCCGACAGAGAAACCAAGTAAACCAAAAACTCCATATCAACCAGGACCTGGCACGGACCCTAAACCCAAAGCAATGGGAGAAGAAAAAAAGATAAAATAAATGGAGTTTTCTAAAAAAAATTTGTTATCATTGATAAGTGAAAACTTAGAAGAGATGGCAATGGATTTTGATACACCTGATAGACCATATCAGGGATTACAAGACAAATTATCGCAAGGAGATACTCCGTTAAAAAAGATTCCTTTACCATCGACAGGTGAGGAACCTAATAAGAATTTCCAAGAATTATTGGCATCTGACAGATATAGACAAGTCGTTGCTAAGGTTAGAGAATACACGGGAGTTGAAACACCTATGCAAGGTGAACAAGGTGTTATGCCGTTGGCTCAAATGATGATGTCCGCACACAACGAGATTGTTCAAACTGAAGCTGCACATAGAGAAGAATTAGAAAGATTGGCGGTTGAATTAGTAATGAAAGAAATGGGTATTCCCGAAGGAGCGTTACAATTCGATGCTAAGATTGTTGGTATGGGTGAAATCGATACCCAAAACTTTAATCGTGAGATTGAACAACAACAACCAAACATTGACCCTGTCGACATCGAACAAGATTTGATGAGTGACTTGGAGTCAATGACTATGGAAAAAGCAAAAAGAAGATTAATTAACAACATGATACAAGGAGCATCCAAAAAGGGTCACTACATGTATCACTATGTTGCCGATAAAATTAGAGAAATAACTGGTTCTGACAGAATCATCAATCAATATGGTATTCTTATGTCAATTAATGATACATTGTATTGGCAATTGAGTGATGAAACCATGAAAATGATGATGGGTGGTGCCGGTGGTGGAGGTTCTGTTGGTGGTAAAGAAGAAGTAAAAAGAAATACTGAGCCACCTACAATTGTTGCCAGAGGACTTAACTTCCCAATCCTTGTTCATGAATTGATTAAAGGTGTTATGGAGTTGTTCGCAATTCAAGGAAGACCAACAGATGAAGAGGGTAACGAAGATACCGAAGCATGGTCTGAGATTGAAGGTTCTGAGGACACATTAGAAAAAGAGATGTGGGATTTACGTTTAGGTCCGGCAATTTGGGATAGAGTTAGAAGACAATTCCCCGAAGAAATCTTATTGGACGAAAACAAGTTTGAATTACAAAACTATTTGTTAGTTGAGATTTTCAAATTACCAGCAAAACATTTCTTGGTATTCATGAAGGAAGTTCTTTCGGGTTCAGAAAATGGTAAACGTTTGATGAATCAATTGATGGAAGGTATTGACCAAATGTTTAAAGACCAAGATTATCAAAATGCAGTTGCTGCGTTCAATGATGATTTAAATAATATTACAGACAGTACAGATGATGACGATTTAGGGGACTTCTTAGGAGGTCTCGGAATAAGGTTGTCAGATGACGACGAATAAGGAAAGGGTGGTTTTACCACCCTTTTTTCATATTTATATATATGGAATCAAGAATAGAACAATTAAAAGAGTATGCGAGAATATTGAAAGACGCACCATATGCTCTCAAAACATATTTGCAGACATATGACAATACTCAAAAAAAATATGTACCTCTTGAGTTATTCCCTGACCAAGTTCAGTTAATACAGGATTACGAAGATTATAACGAAAATATTACAAGAAAGTATCGTCAGGCGGGTGTATCGACAGTAACATCTGCATGGATTTCAAGAAGGTTACAATTAGCAAAACCCGAGAATCCTGAAAGAGTACTTGTAATTGCTAACAAAAGAGATACTGCAATTGAAATGGCGAATAAGATTCGTCACTTTTTAGAACAGTGGCCTGATTGGTTAAATGTTGGGTTTTCTCCCGATAAAAACTCAGAAAGTAGATTTAGATTAAATAATGGATGTGAGGTAAAAGCCGTTGCGACATCTCCCGATGCACTTCGTGGTTATACCCCTACAATCCTTGTATTTGACGAGGCTGCGTATATTGAAGCCGGTGAGGACTTTTGGGCAGCATCTATGGCATCTCTTTCTACGGGTGGTAAAATCATTTTGATTTCCACACCGAATGGATATGACCCAATTTACTACGGTGTTTATGACCAAGCAATTCGTAAAATGAATGATTTCCACATTACGGATTTAAGATGGTTTAAGGACCCACGTTACACTAAAGATTTAAGATGGATAAAATGTAGTGATATTACTCATTACATGTTAAATCGTGAGCAATATGATGACAATGAGGTTGTCATGTATGAATTTGACATTGAAAAGTATAATGAATACTTAGATGAAGGTTATAAACCATTCTCATCATGGTTTGAATCCATGTCAAAGAAATTCAAATACGATAGAAGAAAAATTGCTCAGGAATTGGAGTGTGACTTCTTAGGTTCAGGTGATGGTGTAATTCCGGGTGACGTACAGGACAACATTACGAAAAATATGTTGCGTGAACCCAAAGAGAAATACATGCAAGGTACCTTTTGGCAATGGAAAGAACCCATTGTGGGTCATAGATACATTATGGGTGTTGATGTTAGTAGAGGGGATAGTGAAGACTTTTCATCTATTAACATTGTTGATTTTGACGAAAGAGAACAAGTTGTTGAATATATCGGTAAAATACCGCCAGATGATTTAGCATCAATCGCATATAAATGGGGTGTTTTATATGAAGCATTTATTGTGATAGATATTACCGGTGGTATGGGAGTGGCTACATCAAGAAAACTACAAGAAATGAATTATAAAAACTTGTACATTGATGGTGTTAATACTAAGAATATTTGGGAATATAATTCTAAAGCAATGGATAAAATCCCCGGTATCAATTTCAACAATAAACGAACCCAAATAGTTGCCGCATTTGAAGAACAATTGAGGAAAGGTTTTGCGGTTAGGTCGGCAAGATTAATGAATGAATTAAACACATTTGTTTATATAAACGGAAGACCTGACCACATGAAAGGTGCTCATGACGACTCAATTATGAGTTTATCAATGGCATTATATGCCGGTGATATGTGTTTCAGTCAGTTACAAAAGAACGAGAACGCCAATAAAGCAATGTTGGAATCATGGACGGTATCTGAACGAACATACGAAGCAAACAAGACATTTTATGCTTACGGTTCAACCATGGATTCTATCGGAGCCATGCAAATGAATGGTGGAAATAACAACCATCCGTTGGGTTCACCCACTAAAGACCACTACAAAGAATACTCTTGGTTATTTAGTAGAAGGAAGTGATACGACTTTATTAACTCAATAAAATTATTTATATTCTAAAGAAAACTATTTATATACATGGCAACAGATAATAAAACAGTATTTCAGAGGTTAACCAAGATGTTTGGGTTTCCGGGTACAGCAAAACCTGAGGAGACACCGTCATTTAATTTTTCCAAAGATGAGATACTAAAAACCAGTAGTAGAGAGGACTATGAAAGAGCAATGTTACAAGCTCAACAGAGCCAATACATTGCGGATAAGTGGACCAAACTTGAGCAATCTCTTTACAACCAATCGGTATATTATGAACCAAATAGATTAGCGGCATATTACGATTATGAATCAATGGAGTTTACTCCTGAAATATCGGCGGCGTTAGATATCTACGCGGAAGAATCCACTACATTATCAGAAAAGGGTGACATCCTTACAATCTTCTCTGAATCCACAAGAGTAAAATCAATACTTGAGGATTTGTTTATTAATAGATTAGATTTAAATACCAACCTACAAATGTGGGCTAGAGGTGTATGTAAGTACGGTGATGATTTTGTTTATTTGAAAATCGACCCCGAAACCGGTATTGTTGGGTGTCAACAATTACCCAATATTGAGATTGAAAGAATTGAGGGTAGAGAATCTAAATCACCAAATCAAAGAGATGCAAAAGTTCCAACAAGGGAATTAAGATTCCAATGGAAAAACAAGGAA